TAGCTTTATTACTTATTACAGTGTAGCCTTTATCTATTAGATATTGCTTTTTGTAGTTAAAGTGTTTAAGCTTTAGTTTATTACGAGTATCAATCTTATTGATCTCATAATTAATGTCAATCTTTTCGTATTTCATTAGATTACTTTATTAATATTATAGTTTCTGTATATACTACGTCTATATATGTCATACTTCTTTTTAGTTGTAATAACAATATAGTCTAGTTGCGTGTTAGCAGATCTCTTTGTTAGGAATATTATTTGATTGTCCTGTGTAGAGAACGATGAAATATAATCCATAAAGGTTGAGACTTTACGTTTACGCATCTGTGTCCATACATCTTCTAGCCTGTTAGGCAGGTCAGAGTATATGTGCATAGGATAGTGTTTAAGTGAGGTAGAGTTAATACCATCTACCTGGCACTCAATAAATCTCTGGTTGTTGTCACCTTTTCCTATCGTTATTGGAGCAGTTGACTCCAAAGCAGATGTCAATGTTTCAACAACATCTTGAGATTGTTTAAATGTTTTACGAGTTCTTCTCATAATATTAGATGAGTCTTTTAACGTCTTTCAATTTTACTCAGGACAATTAGAACTCACATAAGGAATCGAACCTTATTACAACCATTGTGAGTTTTTTTTATAGTTTTACTATTCAATTTACTTTTTAGTTTTCTTGAATGTATCTTCTATAAGGAGTTCCATACCTCGTATGTTTACTCCAAACATATAACCTGCGAGTCTTGATCTGGATTTATGTTTCTTGTGATAAGCTTGTATTGCTTTTTCACCTTGATTCATACCAGGTTTAAATGACTCAGAGATTATAGACTTCAACTTATTGTTGTCCATAATGTTTGAGATAGTTTAATTGGTTAATAATTGATTTTACTTTCTAAGACTTTTAAGTATATCTACTTTAAATACATATTTTAAGAAGAAATATATTCCTGTGAATATTGTACATAAATAGATTGCATAGAAAATACCTAATAAGATAGGCTTTACTATAAGATTTAATAATAGTGACATAATTTAGTTTTTAGATTTATATTCGTTATCTATAATTGGTTTAATAAGAGGTTTTAATTCTTTAATAATTGTTACAATGTTTAGTCCATGCTCTTTTATATCTTGAGATGTTACTTCTACTTGTACTTCTTCTAGTTTAACTTGTTCAGTTATTTCTAGATTTTTAATAGTTAACTTCATAATTTTAATTTTTAGATTTATTAGTTGTTATTATATTCTCGACATAGTTTAGTAATCCTCCGAGAATGATGAGGATTGTTAGGTCATGTAGTATAGACATGATAGTAATTAGTTTTGTGAGCATTATGCTCTGGTTAATTATTTTGAACCCCCTACTAAGGTTATAAGTGTGCAAGGGGGACATACACACATATAGCATCCCTCATTCACCAAAACAAAAAATTTTTTTTCATAGCTTTGTAGTACAATGGATATAAACTTAGAAAACGGTAAAATAGTTTGCGCTGATAATGGATTGTATTGTATAGAAAAGTATTACCGTGACTTTGACAATCTATTAAATGACTTTTACGAAATGTCACCTAAGATAATAGAAAACGATTTTAACATAATAAATTACAAGTATTTTGTAATAGATAAAAAAGAGTTCAGATTTATGCTTAGAATCTATTTGGAAGGAAAACGTTAACTTTGCAATATGTATTTATTGAAGGTGAGCAAAAAGGGTAGCATCCATAAAGATGCTGATAGCGTAACACTTGTTCCAGAATTTAAAAAACTGCTTGCAGCAGAGGGTATGGGTGAGACAGCTATGAAATGGGTGGCGTTAATGCACGACTATGAAAGCCCATATAGATATTTGTCTATAGACGAAAGAGCAAAAGCAGTTAGCAAAGATTTATATAACAATTTCAGTTGGAAGGGGGCTAACAAGCCAGTATTAAAGGCTGCTGTAGAAAAATATAAAAAATTACAATTTGATCCTCTTGACGAACAACTTATAGCATTCAATGCAAAAATTGATCAGTTTACTAAGTATATGAACAGTATGATTATCAATGACGACAATGCAGAGAGTTTACAGAAATTAATGATTGGGATAGAAAAGATATTGAAGACACGTCAGACTTTGCTAGACGTAATAGAGCGTAGAGGTGAAAGACAAAAGATTGTCGGTGATAAACAAATGTCATTTTTAGAAAACAAACTAAACAGAGACCAAGATGCATGATGTACAGAAGTACAGACCTGTTGTAAACAATGGACATCCAGATTTAAGTCCAGACTCTATATCATATCAAGAGTACTGGGAGCAAGAGCGTGATAGATGCATAAATGGTTATAAGCCTAGAGGTATGGATAAAATCTCAGGCAAATATTACTTTTACTTAAATTACTTTAAAATATTAGGTAACTCTGGCGAAAGAGGTAATCGTAAGACTTTAATTAGTCCTTGGTACAGAGAAATGGATAAAGAGTACTTTGATTTGTTTGAAACGTGCAAAGACGAAGAAAAAGGTATGATAGTTATAAAAGCTAGAGATAAAGGCTTTAGTTATATGAACTCTGGCCTATTAGCTCACGAATTTACATTCTTTCCCTTTAACGATGTTGGTGTAGCAGCTGGACTGCAATCATCAGCTACATCATTCTTTAATAAAGTAAAAAATGGACTTAATAATATTCATTCTAATTTTAGACATTCCACTTTACGTGATACTGACGAAATATATAAATCAGGATATAAAGTAAAGAACAAAGACGGTAAATGGGAGGTAGGCGGTTATCAGTCGCAGATTATATGCAGAACAATGGATAACCCTGAAGTATTTAAGGGTGAGCGTCTAGGTGTTATGGTGTTTGAGGAAGCAGGGGAGTTTAAACGTCTTAAAAACGCATACATGTCTTCCAAAGCATGTTTTATGGATGGAGACATACAATATGGCGTTCCAGTGATTGGTGGTACGGGTGGTGACATTACTAAGTCTTCTAAGGACTTTATGGAGATGTATTACAACGCAGACGCGTTTAATCTTATTCCTATGTTTATTCCTGCTAGTAGAGCGTACTACGGATTTTATGATATTCAGTCGGGAATAGAAGATGAGCCTGGAGCTAGAAAAAAACTACTAGACGATAGAAAGAAAGTAGAAACCGATCAAAAAGCATACAACCTTCATTTACAAAACTATCCTATGTCTGTGGAGGAGGCGTTTCTAAACACCAAGTCTAGCAGGTTTGACATTTCTCGTATTAACGGGCAACGTGCTAGAATCATGTCAGATTCTAAGTTTAAAGGTCAAATACAAAAAGGTAACTTACATTGGACTGTGGACGACAACGGCTTGGAAGCCGTGGAGTTTGAACCACACCCACACGGAAAATTCAAAATACTTGACCACCCGCGAACCAACTTCGTTGGTTTAGACGTGGGAGGGGTAGATAGCTATGATCAAGATCAAGCAGGGGCTAGTACGTCTGAGGGGTGCGCAATGATATATAGAAGGTTTTTAAATGTAGACGAGCCAGGTGATTATATAGTAGCAGAATATACAGACAGGCCTGAGAGAAAGGAAGACTTTTATGATGGCGTTTTAAAACTTGCAGTGTATTATAATTCTAAAATGCTGATAGAATATACTAAAATAGCAATTATAGATTATTTTAAAAAAGAAGGCATGCAAAAGTATTTAAAAGAAAAGCCTGCGTCTGCACATAATATAAAAACATTGACAAGAAATACATACGGAGTACATATGAATAAGCAAGTTAAGTCATATATGGAAGACTTAATGGACGATTACATCAGATCGTCAGTTGCAGACATATGGTTTTATGAATTACTGGAAGAGTTGTCATTTTATGGACAGCGAAACACAGACCGAGCTATAGCATTTGGATTGTGTTTGTTACATAACAATGACAATTATAGACGTAAAGTTTTGGATGCAGAAGAAAAAATTAGTAAAGAATCCTTGGGATTTCGTAAATTTGCATTAAATAGTAGAGGTGTACCTAAAAAAATAAGATAAATGTATAATACTATTACATTCCCTAAACAGCTATTATTAGATAGCGAAAAAACAGAAGAATGGTGTGATGCTATGATAGACGCTATTATAAGCACAATGAACACCGAT